GAGAAGCGAAACGGCAAGGTCATCACCAAGGGCCTGAGCCCGTTGCGTACCGCTGCGCTGTATGAGGACGCAGCAAACGACAACGCCCCTCGCGCCGCCCTGACGATCACCAAGTACCCGGTGGCCGAGAACAACAAGACCACGCCTGGCGAGGCTCGCCTGTGGACCGAGCAGCACGAGTTCAAGGTGCTGTTCGACGCCCTGTCCGACGAGCAGAAGGTGCGCATCGTCGGCAAGAAGTCCCACGGTGCTCCCGAGTGCCCGGTCACCCGGTTCGCCTGCGCGGTGGACCTGGAGGGCCGCACGGTCGGCGTGGTCGAGCCGATGATCCCGCTCCAGAACCGCATCAACCAGACGGTCTTCGACCTGCTGGTCACGCAGACCTTCGCTTCGTTCAAGGTCCGCTGGGTGACTGGCATGGCACCGCCCATGCAGATGCGGATGCTGGACGCTGATGGCGTCGAGACCACCGACCCGACGCTGGCCGTCGATGTCGTGCCCCGGATCGACAACAACGGCAACCCGGTGCCGTCGCCCATCGACCACAACGCTCGGCGCTTCCTGTTCGCCGAGGACTCCGACACCAACTTCGGCACGCTGGACGAGACGCCACTCGACGGCTTCATCTCCTCGATCGACATGAGCATCCGCCACCTGGCTGCGGTCTCACAGACTCCCCCGCACTACCTGCTCGGCCAGATCGCCAACCTCTCTGCTGAGGCCCTGACGGCTGCCGAGACTGCGCTGTCGCGCAAGGTCGCGGAGTTCCGGTCCGCTTTCGGCGAGTCGTGGGAGCGCGTCTTCCGCATCGCTGGCGCAATGGCCGGCGACACCGGGGTCTTTGAGGACATGGCCGGCGAGGTCCTGTGGCGCGACATGGAGAGCCGTTCGTTGGCTCAGTCGGCCGACGCCCTCGGCAAGCTGTCCGATGCCCTGGAGATCCCCAAGCGTGGTCTCTGGAGCCGCGTCCCCGACGTCACCCAGAACGAGATCAAGCAGTGGAACGACCTGCGCGAAGAGGACGACCTCGACGGCCGGATGGCCGACGCGCTTCAGCGTGCCTCACAGCTCAACGACGGCAACACGAAGCAGCCTGACACCGGAGGAGCCGCAGCGTGAGCCCGGAGGCAGCCCAGGAGGCCGAGCAGGCTGCTGTCCTGTTCCACGGCGCCCTGGTCGCCCTCGGTGCTCAGGCAGTCGGAGACTCCCTAGCGCTGTGGCAGGACGTGCCACCGCTCCCCAACGTCACCAGCACGCGAGCCGTCGAGCGATGGCTCGCTACCGCTGTCCGCTACGTCATGCGCCGACGCATCCGCGCTCGCGACCTAGCGCTGGCGTACTACCGCTACGAGCGGGCCTTGGTCACCGGGAAGACGATCGCGCTTCCCGGCCAGGACAACCCGCCCTTCATGTCACTGCCCGAGCTCAAGCGATCCTTCACCACCGCCCTGAACCCCGACCAAGCCAGCCCGTCCCCGGAGGACAACGCCGGCACGGACCACGGCGACCAGATCCCCGTCGAGCCACTCGACGGACTGGACGGTGACCTCGCTCGACTCGACCAGCAGACCGAGCAGCAGGTCAGAGAGAACCTGCTCGTACTCGGACCCCTGAACCAAGATCGCAAGACGCGAGGCGTCCGCTACGTCGAGCCCGATCAGGTCGACCAGGGGCGAGGAGACGCCCACGACAAGGCCGGCAACCGGCAGGCCGCAGCAGCGGCGCGCAACGTGATGAACGGTGCCCGGAGCACCCTCTTCCTTGCCGCCGACCGCGACCGCCGAGCGCTCGGCTTCGTGCGCGTCTCTCGCACCGGAACACCCTGTGGCTTCTGCGCCATGCTGATCTCCCGCGGCCCGGTGCTCAAGTCCAGCGGACGCGAGGCATCTCTGTACCGCTCCAACGAGGGCACCGGCCCCAAGGCTGACGGCACGATCGTCACCTACGGGGACATGGACCTCTACCACGACAACTGCCAGTGCTACGCCGTCCCGGTGTTCAGCCTCCAGCAGTTCGAGAGCGATCGAGTGTTCGCACTCAACCGCAAGTACGCCGAACTCTGGCCCATCGTCACCAAGGGCCTCGGCGGCGACGCTGCCATCACTGCATGGCGGCGCTTCATCAGACAAGAAGCCAGGTCGCGTAAGGCCCAGGAGGCAGCGGCGTGATGGCGCATACCCAGGAGGTAACCCGCAGTGCCCGAGCCCGAGAACAAGAACGAGCAGGAGTCCGAGGAGACCGCTGAGGTCGAGGAGACCGAAGAGGAGACCACCGAGGAGGAAACCGAGGAGACCGAGACCCAGGAGGTCGAGGAGGAGTCGGAGGAGACCGAGGAGGAGCACCCCGAGGGCGACGTGCCCGATTGGGTGAAGGAGAAGATCTCCAAGGTCAACAACGAGGCCAAGAGCCTCCGTGACCGCCTGCGCGAGACCGAGGACAAGCTCAAGGACGCCAAGACCCCCGAAGAGGTCGAGGCGATCGTGAAGCAGATGACCAAGGACCGCGAGGACTCTGAGCGTGCTCTGCTCATCGAGAACGTGGCACTGAAGTACAAGCTCCCCGAGCAGATCCAGAAGCGACTCACGGGCACGACCCGCGAGGAGCTGGAGGCAGACGCCAAGGAGCTTGCCGACCTGTTCGGCACCGAGGACGAGGAAGTCGAACTCGAAGGCGGGCTTTCCCCCCGGCCCCGGAGCGGCGAAACCGCCGACGACCCTCGCTCCCTCGCTGCGAAGCACGGACACCGCGCCCGTCGCTGACCCGCACCACCTGACATCACGAAGCCCCTGCTGACGCGGGGGCTTCTCCCATTTCCATCAAAGGAGACAGCCACTCATGGCTACCAATGAGCACGGCGTCGTCAAGCCGCAGAAGATCGTCAACCTCGGCACCGGGATGCTGGAGCAGGAGCTCGTCATCCCGAACCTCTTCCAGAAGGAGGGGGTCGACAACTTCAAGGGCACCGAGAACGACACCTACAACGTCAAGGTCGAGGGCGTCCTGCCGTTCCACGACTACGCCTTCCGGTCCGGTTCCACCGGCACGTCGTCCGCGCCGTACAACGGCCGGCAGAAGGTCGAGTTCGACCTCTACAACGAGCGGACCTACCCGGTCTCGTTCCAGGGCCGCGTCTACAACGGCGTCGCTGTGACCGACGAGCAGGCCGACTTCGACCTGGACCGCTGGGGCAAGCTCCTCAGCCCGCAGGTCAAGGCCATCGCCCGCGGTCTCCAGCGTCGGGCGGTCAACGTCCTGACCGGCCAGACCTACCCGGTCGTCATCGGTGACGCCGCCGCGAACCTCCGTGGTGCGTTCCTGGAGGCCCGTCGCGTCCTCAACAAGTTCAACGTCCCGACCGAGGGCCGCTACATGGTCGTCGGCTCCGACGTCGAGGCGCTGATCCTCAGCGACGACAACCTGACCCTGACCGCTGCGGTCTCCGAGGCTCGCGCCGAGAGCGCCCTCGCTGACGCCAGCATCGGTCGCCTCTTCGGCTTCCACGTCATCGTGGACCAGACGATCGCGGCCGACGAGGCGTACGCCTTCTCGGGCAACGGCTTCATCTTCCTGAACGCCGCCCCCTCGATCCCGGCCTCGAAGAAGGGCAACGGTGCGACGCAGAGCCTCGACGGCATCTCGCTGCGCTGGCTGACCAGCTACGACGACGACTACTTCGTGGATCGGTCCACGCTCGACACCTACGCCGGCTTCCGGTCGGTCGAGGACGTGCTCGTCGGCTGGAACCCGACCACCGAGCGCGAGGTCGTCTCGGCCAAGGAGCACTTCGTGCGCGGCATCCAGCTCAAGCTCGACGGTGCGTCGGTCTACCCGTCCGCGGGCACCGTCACGTGGTCGAACTACGACCCGGCCACGGTCACCGCGACCGAGGAGCTGGCGCTCATCACGGGCGTGACCGCTCCGGGCGCGCACCTGGCCGGCACCGCCACCGGCACCATCGCGGACGACTGATCCTAGTGTGTAAGTGGGAGGCCCGCTCTCTCGGGGGCGGGCCTCCCCTCACACTCCTTCTCCCAAGGAGGTTCACATGGCTGACGAACTAGCCAGCGTGACCGAGCTGCAACTGCGGCTCGACTGGACGCTCGACCAGGGAGAACAGAGCATGGCCGAGGCGGCGCTGGCCGACCTCAGTGACGATGCTCGCTTCTACGGATCAGCCCGCTGGAACAGCGACACCGCCCCGCGGCAGGTCAAGAGCGTTGTGCTTCGAGCCGCTGCCCGCTTCATGCGGAACCCGGATGGCTACACCCAGAGCCGTGCGGGCGACGAGACGATCATGTGGAACGACTCGGCCGGACAGGACGCTGGAACGGCGTTCTTCACCGAGCGGGAGCAGAAGATCCTCGCCTCTCTCGCAGGCCGTGGAAACGGCCTCGTCTCGGTCCAGGTAATCGCCCACGGCCCGCTTCGCCGCCGTGGCCCTCGCTACATCAACCCGATGACGCAGGATCTCTCCCGCTCCGGGGAGGTCGGCTACGTGCCGACCGAGGGCGCTCCGATCCCGTTCTTCAACGGCGACGACCTGCCTGGGGAGTACTGATGGCGACCTACCAGCGCAAGCGCGGCATCCCCGCCCGCGTCTGGAGGGTCGTGGATCAGGAAGATGACCGAGGCAACGTGCACGAGGTCGCCTCCCCCGACGACGCGCACGAGGTCCGCGTGTGGGTCTTTCCGCAGCGCTCCGCTCGCGCAGAGGTCCCCGGCTACCTGGGCATCGACATCATCA